GTCGGTTATCGAGTACCGGCCCACGGTCGGGAACTTCTCGCCGCCGATGAAGGAACTCGAAGCGCTGGCGCTGGAAGGCCGGTTGCATCACAACGGCAATCCGGTGCTGGCGTGGAACGTCGGCTGCGTGAAGATTCAGGAGGATCACAAGGGCAATATCTTCCCGCGCAAGGATTCCAACGAGCCGCACGTCAAGATCGACGGACTGGTCGCATCACTGATGGGGCTCGGCCGCTGGATGTTCCTCGACGCGACCGAGCGCGACCCGTCCATAGTGTTCTTGACTTCGGCAACTACTACCGATAGTGTCCCCGCCCATGCAGGCTAGTCGCAGCCGCCCGCCGCCGGATGAGCGTAAGTCGTCGCATCCGCCGGGCAAGCATCCCCACAGCGACTAGCGACTCGAGCGACGGAAGTGGGTCCGGCTCGTAGCTTCGGGAGCCGGCCATGATGCGTCGCGAACCTCCGCAGGGCGTTGTCTATCGCGAAGTGCGCTCGGCCGAAGTCACGGGCCCGGGCCGGCTGCGCGTGGTCGCGTCGGATGAAACGCTCGATCGCTACGGCGACATCGTGCGCGTCAGCGGTTGGGACCTGCGCAACTACCGCAAGAATCCGATCGTGCTGTTCGGCCACTCCGCGCGCGACCCCATCGGCACCGCGCAGATGACGGTGGAGGACAAGCAACTGGTCGCCGACATTTCACTCGGGGCGCCCGGCACCACGCCGATGATCGACGCGGTGCGCGCGCTGGTCGACCAGAAGATTCTGAAAGCGGTGTCGGTCGGGTTTCGCCCGACCAAGGCGCCCAACGAAATCAAGGACCCGAAGACCAACGAGTGGACCGGCGGCTACGAGTTCGTCGGGCAGGAACTACTCGAAAATTCCATCGTGAGCATCCCGGCGAATCCGTCCGCGCTGATGCTCACCAATGCTTTCTCGCCAGCGATTCGCCGTGCGTTGTTTCGGTCCGCGTCGGGACCACTCGATGTAGCACGGGCACAGATCGCGGTGCTGCGGTTGGGCGTCGCCGACCGTCAATATCGATAACCCATCAGGAGCACCCATCATGCCTTCACTGGCTGAGCAGCAAGTAACCATGAAGTCGCGGCGCGATGCTGCGCTGCAATCCATGCAAGCACTGGTCGACCTCGCGGCGAACGAGGAGCGCACGTTCACCGATGAGGAAACCAAGGACTTCGACAAGTTCAAGACCGAGACGGAAACGGTCAACGCGCACATCGAGCGGCTGGATGCGCAGGAAAAGCTGATCGCGCAGTCGGCGCGGCCGGCGCAGTCGCTGATCGTGTCAGCCGCCAGCAGCAACGGCGATACCGGCGCGGGCGCGGTGCAGCCGTACGTGCAGTTCAACGAGAAAAAGCTGAAGCCCGGCACGGTGTTCGCGCGCTATGTCATGGCGCTGATCGCGTCGCGCGGCAACATGATGCAGGCCGAGCAGATCGCGCGCAATTACTGGCGCGACTCGACGCCGCAACTCGGCGAGTTGTTCCGCGCGATCGGCCAGTTCGGCAGCGCGCACGACTTCATGACGCAGCAACGCGCGGCGGCACCGATTGGCACTACCACCAATCAGCCGTGGGGCGGCGTGCTGGTGTTCGCGCAGAACATGGCGAGCGAGTTCATCGAACTGCTGCGGCCGGCCACGATCATCGGCCAGTTGCCCGGCCTGCGCCGGGTGCCGTTCAACGTGCGACTGACGCGCCAACTCACCGGCATCACGTCGGCCGGGTGGGTCGGCGAAGGACTCTCCAAGCCGGTCGGCTCGATGACGCTCGACGCGGTGCTGCTGCCGTGGGCCAAGGTCGCGGTGATCGTCGCGCTGACCGAGGAACTGGCGCGGTTCTCCGACCCGAGCGCGGAAACGCTGGTCACTGAGGAAATGAAGCGCGCGATTGCGCAATTCCTCGATCTGCAATTCATCGATCCGGCGATCACGCCAACGGCTGGCGTGCGGCCGGGCTCGATCACCAATGGCATCACGCCGATCACCTCGACCGGACCGACGCTGGCCAACATCACGGCGGACCTCGCCACGATGCTGTCGGCGATGGCGTCGGCGAACGTGCCGATGACCGCACCGGCGTGGATCATGCACACCCGCACCGCGATCTATCTGTCGCTGCTGCGCAGCACGACCGACACGCTGCTGTTCCCCACGATGTCCGGGGCGCAGCCGACGCTACTCGGTTACCCGGTGGTGACGTCGACGGCATCGCCGCTCGGCGGTGGACCGGGCTTCCTCGGCCAGATCATTCTGGTCGATCAAGCGCAGATATTCCTCGCCGACGACGGACAGGTCACGCTGGACGTTTCGCGCGAAGCGTCGATTCAGATGGACACGGCACCGGCTACCCCGCCGACGCCGCTGACGTCGCTGTGGCAGCAAAACCTCATCGGCATCAAGGCCGAGCGGTATATCTACTGGATGCGGCGCTACGACCCGGCGGTGCAACTGCTGACCGGCGTGCCGTACTGAGTAGTGCCAGAGGAGCAACGGCGCTACAAGGCGCTCGCCCACATCATTGTGGGCGGGCGCTTGTTGTATCCGAAAGACCGCGAATTCAAAACCGGCGTGCAGTACGGCAGCGCGCTGGTGAAGGAAGGCAAAGCGGTCGAGATTCCCGGCCGCTACAAGCGGCGCGATATGCGCGCGGAAGGCGACGATGGCTAAGCCGCACTGGACTGGACCGCCCGGCACGATCGGCGCGGTGGCAGTGCCGCAGTCGCCGCGCCTGACCAATTCGAATCTCGGCGGCGGCGTGGTGCGCGAGCCGTTTCCGGGCGCGTGGCAGCAGAACGTTACGTCGCCGGCACCGCCGCCGCTGCTGTCGTTCTCGGCGGTGTACGGTTGCGTCAACGTCATCTCGTCGGATATCGCCAAGCTGCCGATCAAGCTGTGGCGCAAGCTGCCGACGGGCGGGCGCAAGCTGGCCGACGATCATCCGATTCATCGGCTGTTGCAGAACCCGAACGGGTATCAGACTCACGTCGATTTCTTCTCCTACTTTTTCGTCAGCGTGTTGCTCGCCGGCAACGCGTATATCTACGTCACGCGCGATGAGCGCGGAGTCGCCAAGCGACTCGACGTGCTCAACCCGTATTTCGTGCGGCCACTGGTCGCCGACACCGGCGATATCTACTACCAGATCGGCGCGTCCAATTCGCTGCCACTGGTAACCGAGATTCCGGCCGATGGCGCGATCGTGCCGGCGCGCGACGTGATCCACCACCGGATCATGTGCGTCGATCATCCACTGGTCGGGGTCACGCCGCTGTATGCGGCGGCGATGTCGGCGTCGGTCGGGCTGCGCGCCAATACGTCGTCGGCGGAATTTTTCGCCAACATGGCGCGGCCGTCCGGCATTCTCACTGCGCCCGGCAAGGTGTCGAAGGACCTCGCCGATCGGCTGCGCACGGAGTGGGACCAGAACTACGGCGCCGGCCGCTGGGGCAAGACCGCGATGCTCGGCGACGGGCTGAAGTGGGAGCGGATCACCCTGTCGGCGGTCGACTCGCAACTGATCGAGTTGCTGCGCTGGGGCGTGGCCGACGTGGCGCGGGTGTATCGCGTGCCGGGATTCTTGCTCGGCGATCTGGACAAGGTGACGTTTCGCAACAGCGAGACGCTGATGCGGGCGTACTACTCGGGGTGCCTGCAATACCACCTCGAAGGCGTCGAAGCCCGGCTCGATACGGCGTTCGCGCTGGCGAGCGACATCGAACTGGAATTCGACGTCGATGCGATCTTCCGTACCGACCTCGATGTGCGCTTCGCGGCGTACAAGGAAGGCATCAATACCGGCTTCCTGACCATCAACGAGGCGCGCGCGCAGGAAGGCTTGCCGAATGTCACGGGCGGCAGCGAGCCGTTGATACAGGTCCAGTATCAACCGCTGTCGAAGCTCGGCAAGGAGCCGCCTACACCGGCGGCACCGACGCCGGATACGCCGGCCACCGAAGAACCGTCGCCACCCGAACCCACCGGCAGCGACAAGCCGGCGAAGGACGATGACGGCATCGCCGGGTATGTGCGCTATTCCGACGTGCTGCACGAGGAA